GGATTCTCCGTCGGCCGATCCTGCGTTGCCGCCGGGTTGCGCATTTCGGACGACGAGAAAATCGAGTCGGCCAGAAACTTGAGGGCCGGAGGCACAATGAGGTATTTCGGCATGGCGTAGATCGGATCCCCGTACGCATCGGCCATGCCGATCAATGCCGCTTCGGCCACCCCCAGTTGTGTGATACCGAGACTTGCCGAAGTGAATCGGTTGCCCTGCCCCGTCGTGTAGAAGCTGTCCGACGCCTCGCAGACCACCAGATAAAGCGCCTTTTCCACCGCGATCCGCGCCTTGCGCGCCAGTTGCGCCGCGAGCGATTGGAACGCGTTCAAATCATCATTGATGATCGATTGCCGCGACAGCGTGAGAAGCTGGCCGGAGGTGTTCAGTTGATTGGTGAAGCTCGTCTGACCGAGCGAGCCATGATGGAGCTCGCCGGCCGGAGTCACGAGCGCGAACTCGCCCAGATGATCCAGGCGATACATCGTATGCACCTGGAAATTGGAGAAGTCCGCTTGCTCGGCGATCTTGTCGTAGGTTGCATCGACCGCGGTAAACGCGAGCAGTAAAACCTTGTTCGCGACGTTGCCGAGAATGCCCGGCAAATTCACCGTCGAGAATCCCGCCGCCTGGATTTTTTGCGAGGTAAGCACCGCCTCAAAGAGCTCACGATTGCCGTGCGGCACGCTATGGCCGCTCGCCTCGAGGGCCGCGGCGAGCGTGCCCCGGAGGCCGCGATTTCTGAGAGGATAAGCGCGCTGCACGACGTCCTCGCCGTAATCGCGATCCTTCGCGAGAACCTCATCGGAGATACCGCACGCCATGCACAGACTGGCCTCGAGCACCTTCGGCGTCGGCAAATCGCCACGGCGCAGTTGAGGAGCTCGAGGCCGCGTTTGCCGGAGGATTGCAAGCTCAAAATCAGCAACCGTGCTCTCGTCAGCAATCGCCGTCTCGGCGAGCGCCTCGATGGTTTGAATGTCGGCGCCCGGTGTGCGCAACGCCTCGACGAGCAACCGATTGATTCCCTCGCGCCGCGTGCGCTCGCGCTTGGCGCGCATGAGAATCGCTTTGGTTTCCTCCGGAGCATCGGCGGACTCGTCGTCATCGCCGCGCCCGTTGCCGTTGCCGTTGCCGCCTCGAGTCGCCATTGCCGCTATCCTCGCTTCGGTGTTGCTATCGGCCCCGCGATCCACCAGAGAGAGCTCCCCCAGCGTCCAACCGCGTGCGATGTTGACCGGGCCGCGCACCTCGCGGCCGTTGACCATTGCCGACCGACCCTCCGGCACCCATTCGTTGCGCTCGACCGAGGCCCCGACGCTCGCCTGCCACGGGAAACCGTTTTTCGCCGAGGCAACCGCCTCGCGTGCCTGGTCGGTTTCGCGCGACACCGGCCCGGAGGCCCTCAGCTGGCCCTCGAAAATGCCGATCGAATCGGTGTGACCGATGCCCTGGTCGGCCGAGTGATTCATGCGCACTGGCAACACCTGGTCGGGAATGGTGCCGCCATCCATGTCGAGAATCACCGGGTATTTCCAGCCCTTCAAGGCCATCGGTGCGCCGGTGTTGGCGAGCATGTCGAATCGAGGCATCTTGCGACCGGTCGACCGCTCAGCCTTGACATGCACCGTTGCGACCGCGGCGAGCTCGACCTGCCGAGGATTGGCCAGGACACGGCCGGAGAGGGCCGCCGACCGCGCCCTGGCCCTGCCACGGCCGCGCCCAAACTTGACGCCATGCTCGTCGACGTCGCCCTTGCTATCGCCGCCAAGCTCATGCTCCGGCTCGGTTTCGCGCTCTTCGGTATCGTCCTCGTCCCCTTCTTCTTCTTCCTCATCCTCGAGCTCGGCCGCCTTTTCTTCTTCTTCCTCATCCTCAACGTCGCGTTGCGACTCGGCCGGCCGCCGTTGCCGGATTTCTTCCTCGAGACTCGCCGCGCGTTCCTGCGCCCGCCGGCCGAAGCGCTCGACCTTCATTTGCGCCGTCTCGCGCCGCGATACCTCCGCGTTGTACTCGGCGAGCTTGTCAGCCGAGGTTTTGGGATTCGGCCGCCGGTCGATATCACCCGACGACGGCTCACCGCCGCCGCGCGCCGTGCGCCGCTCGATATCGCCGGAGCTCTCGTCGGTCGCCAGCGCCCGCGCACCCTTGCCGAATCGCGCTCGCGCTCGGTTGTACGTGTCTTGCTCTTGCCGTTGCTCGGCCGGCGACTGGGCGCGATCGTTGGCCAGGCCGAGACCGACCGAATAGCGCTGTTTTTGATCCGGGAAGGTTTTGTTCGCTTCCGGATCGCCCATGAAGCGCTCGAGGAATGCCTTTTTCGATTCGCCCTTTTTGCGACTAGGCAGAGGCATAGGTTTGTTCCTTGTCGCCTTGCTTGTCGAACTCCGGATAGCGCCGCCTGGCCGGCTCGCCGGTTTGCTCGCTGAGATCCGGCTCGGCACCGTCGGCCGGGTCGCCTTTTTCCCTGTCGCGCTCGGGAGGTCCGCGGCGATCGCCGCTCGAAGGCGGTGTGTCCTCCGGCGGTGCTGGCTGTTCAGCCGGCGGTAGTGGAGACGTACCCGCCGGAGGCATTCCCAGAGCACTGATAAACGCGAGCTCGGCGGCCCGCTGTTTCATTGCATCGCGCCAATCCTGGCCGTTGCGTGCGAATTCGTCGCGCAGCGTCGTTGTGTAATTGCGCAACCGGGTTTCCTGCGCCTTTGCTTCCTTTTCCGGGTCAATGTGCCCGAAACCGTCCCAGAACCATTGATGCGGATAGAGCGCGCCAACCTGGAGCTCGAAATCATCAAATCCCACCTCGCCCTCGAGGCCGAGCCGCTCGAAGTAGGGCACGCCCGGCACCAGGCCGACGAGCACCGCCTCATAAAGCCAGTGCCGCAGGATCCGGTCGAGGATCTCGTTCTCCATCGAGGTCCGCTCGACCTCAATCATGCGGAAATAAATTTGATGATCGAGCCGGCCCGACGAGTAGTTGTAGGACGCGCTGTTACAGGCCGCGATGTTAAAAGGCATGTTGAGACAGCGCGCAATCTCGTTGAGAATTTCCTTTTTGAAATCGGGATAGGTGGTCGTCGGTTGCTCCGGCCGGAATTGCTCCGCCTGATAGCCGGCCGGCAGCGTCATCATCGAGTTGCGCTCGATTTGCATCACATCAAACGGCATCCCATAAACCATGTCGTCGGGATTGGCCGGCGCCTCGGTGCGCAGCGTGGCCGCGATGTTCGCGGCCGTCTCGGCCGCCGACAGCGTCGCGAGCGTGTATCGCCGCAATTGAGCAAACAGGGGAAGCGCCGGTGTGATATCCGGCACGCCGCGCGCCTGCCCCGGTCGATCGTGCCGAAACCAGTGCACGCAATGCCGCGCCGGCACCAGGGAGAAAACCCACGGTTGCGGGAAGACATCCCCGGGGTGAAATTTCAAGACGTGATAGGTTATTGGATTGTAGTTCTCGTCGAATTCGATCCCGTCGACCTTGTACGGGTCGATCGGATTCAATGCCGGTGTGTGAACCTGGTCCGCCTCGACGAGCTTGAGGTCAAATTTGATCTCGCCCGGTATCCCCGGATTGGTGACAAACAACCCGAATGCCTCGCCGTCGACGGTGCGCGCCTTGACCATCGTATGCAGCTTTTCGGTAAGACTGACCGCGCGCGCCCATCGGCCGAACTCGCGCTCGACGAGTCGATTAAGTGGCTCATCACCGGTAAGACACTGGAGCCGCGGGCCGGTGCCGACGCAATCGTTGGCGAGCGTGAGCACGATCCCCTTGGCATAGCTGTTATTCGCGACCTCATAGCGAGCTCGCGACCGCAGTTGCCACCGCACCGCCCAGGTGTTCGCCGTCTTCGCCGACAGGCCGTCGGCCAGAATCCAGTGCCGCCGGTTATCCTCATCGGTCAAGGCCGCGTCGTAGCGTGCCTCGATGCGCCGAATTTGTGTCACCGCCTGAACCGGCGCGCTCGTCTTGCCACCCACCACCCGAGCCAACCGCGCCAAAACTCGCCCAACCGCATTCATGGGAACGGTGTGTTGTCCGTCAAGGTTTGCACTCCGGTCGAGCCCGGAGGCCCAATCTTGGACAGATAGAGGCCGCGATTTAGCTGTGAAATCGACGCCCGCACGGAAAGATATTGATCGAGCGCGATGAGATCTTTTAACGGTTGTTGCCGCATCGAGCCGGCATCGCTCGACGCCTCGGCCGGGCCGGAGCCGGCGGCCACCAGCAGGTTCCCAAACGCGACCGGGTCGTATCCGTTGGCCATCGGTGAAGCTCCCCGCCGCGGCCGGCGCTTACTGTGTTGCTAGCAACCGTCCGCGTGCGCGCCAATATGTCTTGGTGGCAAATATTCCTAAACGTCGCCCTGGCCGGTGCGCTCGCTCGGCTTTTGTGCCACACGCCAGGCGCCGCTGATCACCTGGCCGCAATGCCGGCATACCTTCACGACCGCAATGCCGCCGACCTCATTGCGCACCGCCTCGACGACATGCCCGCACCCGCACCGCGGACACACAACCCGCGGCACATCATCGCCAGGCCCGACCGCAAATGATGAAAGAATCATCGAGGCGCCCTCGCTCGCTGCATGCTCGAGAACCGCACCGGCGCCGCCCTGGCCGGCGCCGCCGGCATGCCGGCCGCCTGACCCAGAGTCACGCCGAGCACGTTGGCGGCCACCGTGCAACCGACCAGGCAATCGAAAAAGTGATTATCAAACCGCTCCGGCCGGATTTTCCACTCATCGACCGTGCGGCCGCGGCCCTGCGTTTCAATGCGAAACTCGCTCACGCAATGGTCGGCCAGCAATCGGTGCGAGCTCGCCTCGGCACCGAAAATCGACATCGAGCCCGGGTCGCCCATTGCCGAGCCGAGCCGGGCCATCACGAATGATTTCCAGAAATTGGTATCAAAGAGCAACGCCCTGACGCCGCGCTCCTCCCGCATCACACGGATCCGCCAGTTGTATCCGAGCCTGTCGCCTGGCTTGTTTTGCCACTCGCTCATTGGCAGACCGGCCGCACCGACGTATTTACCGTGCGAGGGCATGAGGGCCGCGGCGTGAGCCGATTGCCGGCAAAATTTATATACCACCGCCGTCGAGGCCGACCAATTCGCATCGATGGCGATGCGATCGATGCGCATCGCCGCGCCATCATCGCGGGGATACTCGCGACCCATCATCAAACCGACGAGCCGCTCGAGGCCGGCATAGATGCGGCCCTCGAGGCCGGCGCCCGGAATCGCCCGCTCGAGCGTGTTGGTGGCATTGGCGAGCGTGAAATAATGCGCCCGCTGATCGGGAAAGGCCCCGTAGTTGACAATCGCCCCGCTAAAGTCATCTTCCCACGCGCAGATCATCCAGTAGAGAAGCGACGCCTGGACGTCGATAAACGCGGTCAGTCGATTGCATCGGAGACCAACCGCATTGGCCGGCATGCGATTGATGCGCGCCGCGATTTGATCGGCCGTCAAATCGTCGGGCCGCGCATCAACCTCGGCGAGTGGCTCGTTTTGATACTCGGCGAAAAACGCCCGCTCATCGCGCATCCG